AAACGAACAGAATAATCAACCAAATATTTTGACCAAATCTAAGCTCTGCCTTTATATGGAAAAGGGTTTAGATATTGAAGGTGCTGCAAAGCTATGTGGCATTTCCAATTATATGCTTTCCGTTTATCGATCCGATCCTGAATTTGAAGAATTTGTTCAAGAGTGTCAAGTCAAATGTGAAGAATCTAATCTGGATAATATAAAGGATGCCGGAGACAATGGTATCTGGAATGCTTCAGCTTGGATTCTTGAAAGAAAATTTCCTGATAAATATGCAAAGAAAGATACTGTACGACATGAGTATGATTTTAAATTATCTTCTTTGCTCCAATTGATTTTTAAAGCGGTTAATCAGCTTGAACCTTTTATTAGACAGTCGTTTATGCAGAAGTTAAATGATCTTGATGTTGATGGAGAAATTATACAATTGCAGGAGCAACAGCTAATAGAATATACGCCTGAGAAAGTGAAAGGACAAGCGACAGGATAAATGGGAACTACAGTATTTGATCAAGACATACGAAAATTTGTAAAGGGATCAATTGCTCAGTTGATGGAAAAGATTGATGTTCCTTATTCAGATATGCTTCCTAAAAAATCTGAGTGGTTTGTTCAAAAGACGTTAAAAGATACCAAAGGAGAATTAGTAGAAAATGAAGCGGTACATAATATTATGCACAGATATATACGGTATGCTAATTCTAAAGGGTTTACAAAGTATCTTATATTAGGAGCATTCGGTCATGGTAAGACTGAGCAAATATGTACCGGATACTTATTATATAGGATAGCTCAAAATCCAAATATATTAATTAAGATAGTTCATGTCTCAGAAACAGAAGCAGTAAAACGTTGTCGGGCAATTCGTGATTACATAACAAAGGATGATGATTTTAAAAGTATTGCTCCTCATATTATACCTACTCCTATTTGGGGATCTCAACGATTTATAGTTAAACGAAATGCAATGTTAAAAGATGGTACTGTTGAAGCCTATGGTGTCATGTCTTTAGCAATTGGTGGTCGTGCAAACCTTATAGTTTTTGATGATCCCCAGGATCTTAAAACCGCAGTACTTGAACCTACCACAAGAGTTAAGATCGAAGATATTTTCAAAAACATCTGGCTAACACGTTTGATACCACAGGAATCAGAAGTTTTGGTTATGATGAATAAGTGGCATGAAAACGATTTAGCTTCAATGATTCAAAATAATCCAATTTGGTCATGGATGAGTATTGCTTGTACAGAAGATAAGAAGAACCTTATTTATAAAGATTCTTTTGGTCGGGAAATGATATTTCCTGTATGGTCTAAATTTAATACGGAAGATCTAATTATAAAACATAAGGAATTAGGCACAAGAGACTTTGATAGAGGTTATCGTTTAATTCCTTATACTGATTCAGATAAAACCTTTCCTAATTTTCTTAAATGTTGCCATTACGGTATCTCTCCTAAAGCACCTATTGAACATGAATCTAATTGGTTGTTTATTGGTGGTATTGACTTTGCCGGATTGCAAAGGCCAGGAACAGTAATGAGTTGTTTAGCTGTTCATAAAAAATCTGGTTTAAAAGTTCCTCAAGAAATAGTTATGCTTAGAGGATCAGGAGATGTAACTGAATACATGATGCGTTGGTATCGCAGGTATGGTTGTGAATTGTACATGGCAGAAAACAATGGTGTTCAGGAAGCATTAATTGATATGTTGATTTCCTCTTTAGGTGAAGATAAACATAAAAGATTTGGAATTAAAATTGAAGGATTTTTAACTGGACGTAATAAAGCTGATCCAATTACAGGATTGCCAAGCATCGAAAAAGAATTTGAAAATCAAGAATGGATGTTTTGTTATCCTGAAGCACCTAATATAAATAATATGGATGAAAGAAATCCTTGGCATAAATTATATTCGGAATACAAACATCATCCATTTTATGAAACTACAGATATAGTAATGTCTCTTTGGTTTTGTCGGGAAGGTGTCAAGAGTTTATTACGTGGGTCTTCCGGCCCTCATGTGTACTAATCTCAAAACACGTTAAAACATACTAAAGTATGATAGCGTAGGAGAAAAATTATGCGATTCGGGCCACTTGAAATTAATTTTAGATCGAAAAGCTATGAGCAGTTGTCAACAATGATCAGAAGGGAGAAAGCAGGAGAAGTTACTAATTTAAAACAGCAACCTAAAGCACAGTTACAAGAATATAAATCATGGGCTTATTCTTGTGTTAGTTTAATTTCAGATAGAATATCAACATTGCCCTTTTCGTTTTATCGTAAAAGTACTGAGGAAGAATTAACTACAACAAGTAAAAGTTATAAAGTTTATACCAAACCTTTTTATCATCCTAATGATTTTATGAGTTTTCGTTTTATAAAAGCATTTGTTCAAATTCAATTAGATATGTGTGGAATGGGTGTTCTTTGGAAAGGATATAATAAATTAGGACAAGTGTGGGAACTTTGGCCTTTGAATATGAATGATTTTATGAAGGTTGATGTTGAAGGTGAATTAACTAAACCACAAGTTAAATATGTTTTTAAAAGTGGTATGAATTTTATTGATTTTGATATTAATGAATTAATTGTTATTAATTATGTGCATCCAACAAATCCTTATATTGGAGCAAGTCCAATACAAGCACAAGCGTATGCTCAAGATATTGATAGTTATATTGAAGTTTATGAGAGAGACTTTTTTAAGAATTCTGCCCGAATAGATTTTGCTTTAACTACTGAAGAAGCACTTGATCAAGATAAAGCAGATGAAATCAAATCACGTTGGAAAGCAAAATATGGACAAACATATCACGATGTAGCTGTATTAGATTCAGGATTAAAGCCAGTTCCATTACAATATGCAAATCGTGATTTTGAATTTTTGAACCTTGCTCAATGGACACAACAAAAAGTATTTGCTGCTTATCGTGTTCCTAAATCTAAATTAGGATTTGGAGAAGGTGGTAGATCAGGTGATGTTCAAAGTGATATATCATTTAATAGAGAATGTATTCAGCCAAGACTTTCAATGTGGGATGAAGAATTGACTGAAGGTATTCTAACAACGTTTCATGATGATATTTCTTTTAAACATAATAATCCAATCCCAAGAGATCGTTTAATTGAAGTACAAGAAGGAAGACTTCATGTATCTGCTCCAACGTTAACTATAAATGAATTTAGAAAAACAACACATAAACTTGAAGCAGTTGATGGTGGTGATCGCTTGCTTGTTTCAAAAGATATGATTCCTTTAGATCGGTTAGATGAAGTTATTGATGCACAGCTTTTAGCTCAGACAGCAACCGATGATGAAGATGATGATCGGGATGATGAGCCTGATTCTCATGTAAATCCTGATGGATCAGATGATCGAGATGATAATCCTACTGATGATAGAAGTTTAGATAACGGTCATTTTAAACTTCTTCATGAAGTACTTAGAAATACATTAAATGATTATATTAAAGAAAAACTTTTTTTAATTAATCCTAATGAACATTTTGAAAATAATCTTAAATATATATTTGTTGATATAACGTGTGGTATGGTTATTCATATACTTGAGTACTTAGGAGAAAAAACAATCTTTGATGATATCAATGTAACAGATTGGATCGCTCCAACGGTGGGTAAGGTAGTATTTGAGTATAAGAATACATTGTTTAAAAACCCTAAATGGAAAGATTATGATTGGAATGATTATATTTTAAAACAATTAGATTCAAATCCAAGACTTTCAAAAATTACAAATTCCTTATCCAGAGCATGTATTAATTATGCCAAATGGTTGATCTTTAGTAAGCGAAATGAGGTAATGGTGTGGGTAATAAATAATAATGATTGTGGACATAAAGGTAAGTTAAAAGACATTGATTCTAAAGATCATTTTCAACTTGGTAACATGCGTGTGAGATTTCCAAATGAAATATTAAATTATTCTTGCGATTGTACAATAGTAAAGGAGTAAATTATGTCATATGAAATTTTAGCAAAAGATGGTCGAGCTATTTTAAAGGATGATGTGCCAATCAGGGCAATGGATGTTACAGTGGAAAAAATTGAACAGTTGGATGATACTAATAAGTCTTTTGTTGCTATAGCTTCAACAGAAGATGAAGATCGAGATAAAGATATTATCCGGCAGGAGGGATGGGATCTTAAAAATTTTAAAAAGAATCCAATGATTCCCTGGGGTCATAATTATTTTGGTGTTCCAATTGCACGATCTTTGCGAACATGGGTAGATCATGATACAAAGAGTCTTTTGTTCAAACCTCAGTTTGATGCTGATGATGAACAAAGTATGAAAATTTTTAATAAATACAAAAATGGTTTTCTTACTTCTTTTTCTGTTGGTTTCAGAGGAATCAAATTTGAATATCGTGATGAAGATGATCGTTGGTGGGGAGGAATAGAATTTCTTGAACAAGAACTTCTTGAAATTTCTGGTGTTACAATTCCTGCTAATCCAAATGCGAGAACTTCTTTTCATGGTGGAGATAAAGTACAAAATCTTTTACAGTTAGGTTATCCTACAAAATTTGCTGAAACTGAAAGTGGTTTTTTTTATCCGGTACGTGAATTAGGAGAGTTTATTAATCCTGAAATTAAAGAAATTGCAGAAGGTATTCAAGCAGTTTATGCAAATACTATTACTTGTATAGATAAAGGAGAAATTGAAGAACCTATTGTTATTGGTTATTATTTTGATCCGAATATATGGAATACTGGAGAAGTTAAATTTTGGATTAATGATAATATTGATAACAGTTATAAATTTCATTATTATGATTGGAAATGGATGGATAAGGAAAATGATTTTGCAATTGAGGAAAAAGAAATTGATAAAGAAATTCCTCATTATGATGAACCTATTAAACTCATGACAACGGAAGATATTCCTGCTGATGATGAAGATGATAGCCTTCAAAATGAGACATTGCTTCAAATTACTGAAGCAGTTGAAAAGGTAATGAAGGAACAAATGAATAAATTGGTAGAATCTCTTGCTGATGCTTTTGATGAAGTTTTTGCTAAAATTTTAACACAACTTGACGATATCAAAAAACTCATTAATGAAAAAGAACTTGTTTCTGATCTAAATTTGGATAATAATGATAATGTTGATGATGATTCTGATCCTGATAAGTCTAAATCAAAAGACAATGATGAAATTGAAATTGATGATTCGTTAATATCCCCTGACGATGATAAATCCAATTCTGATGAAACCATTGAAATTGATGATACTATTTTAGGATCAAAAGTAATTGCCGATACGGTTAATGGTGCTTTTAGGCAGAAATTAAAAGAAACATTTAAGTCTGTATTAAAAATCGAAATTTAAACTACTAATTATTATAGGAGGAATATTGTTATGAAACTTAACAAAGATGAACTTATTACTCTGTTAAATACCCAAGTTAAAGATTATATGGCAGGAGATGATTTTTCCGGTGTAGTCAAGGGTACGGTACAGCAGATGATCGATGATTTGCAAAATGATGTGGAGCATCCATTTAGTAAGCAGCAAACCAGACACATCATTGAAGACACCGCTACTTTTAGGATTGATGGTGGTGTTGTTCATACCGAAAAAGGCTCAGTTATCAATCTTAACAACAAATCAAATCCCTGGATAAAGTGTTCTGAAGAAGTATCCAAATGGGCAGTAGACTTTGCTGTATATTTGAAATCCGGTATTGTTAGCAAGTTTTTGTCAGAATCAATTGATGATGAAGGTGGTTATCTTGTACCGGAGGAATTCCGTAACATGATGATCATGTATGATTCGGAAGATACGCTTGTTTGGGGCAGATCAACCGTTTGGCCTATGAACGGTGAAAAGATCCAGTTTCCGAAACTCAATCAAAATCCTGATGTAGAAGACAATGGCTTTGATCACTTTGCCGGAGTCTCTTTTGGATGGGTTGAAGAAGGTGGAGAGAAACCCGAAACCGAACCGACCTTTGGTATGGTCGAAATGATTGTTCATGAACTCGCAGGATATACGGAAATCACCAATACCTTATTGGATGACTCTGTGATTAACTTAGTTAATTATTTGACTCGTCTTTTCAGAGCAGCATGGTATTGGTACACCGACAAATCCTTTATACAAGGCACAGGAGGAAAACAGCCTTTGGGTATCATCAACGATCCTGGTGTACTTTCCGTTTTCCGTCAGACTTCTTCTACCATTGTATTTGATGATTGTTTGAATATGGAATCACGTATGCCTGCTGTTTTTGACAATGGTTCCGTATGGTTTATTACAAAACAAGGGCGTACAGCCATTCGTGGTCAGAAAGTTTCAGGATCTTCCGATGAACTCGTATTGCAGGAGATGTACGGAGATCACACTAAGGGTTATGATATGACGATCCTGGGAAAACCTGCTTATTTAGCAGATGGTAAAATTCCTGCCCTTGGATCTACCGGAGATCTAATTCTTGGAACGTGGTCATGGTACTATATTGGATTCCGTCAGGACTTCAGTATGGATTCTTCACGCCATTTTAAATTCCGTAATAATAGAACGGCACTCAGATGTTCCGGTCGTCTTGATGGTCAGGCAGCAATTCCGCAAGCCTTTGTCGTTTTGGATGCTGCTACTTCCTAATTTTTAAATAGGAAGTGATTCTTAATTAAAAACTAATTTTTTTATAAACTTATTACGGAGGTAATTATTATGTTTGATATGCTTAACAATTACAAATTCGGATATTTTCAGCAAGCAGTTTCCGATGCTGCCGGAGCAGCAGCTAATGCTCCTGATGATAATGGTGTTGATCTTTGGACAGCTTCACAATTGCCCAATAGTGTTCTTATTATTGCTGATGTAGGTAGTATTGGTTCAAGTGGAACTTTGGATTTGATTGTGCAAGATTCATCAGATCAATCAACTTGGGATGCAGATTTTATTACTGTTGCCCAAATTGTTGCTGCCGGACTTTATCTCATTGAGGTATATGATCCTAACCGTTATATTAGGGTTAATGTTAATGTTTCTGTCGATGCTGTTGTTCATTCATTGCTTTATATGACTTATGAAAATCAGCGTAGACCTGTAACGCAGGTAGGCACAAGTCCAACATTGACTTATGGTACTGGCAGAAAACCAAAGGTGTCTACTTCTTAATTCTGGTTGTAGGAATTGTTAATACTGGAATTGTAGGCGTAAGGGTAGATATTCCGGTATCTACCCTTTTTTTCTTAGGAGGTTATCATGAAGGTAAAAGTAAAGTTGTTAGATCGGAATCTTATTAGACATTTTGGTGGAGTTATACAGGAAATGGAAATTGGTATGGCAAAACGTTATATAGAACAAGGAAAAGCGATTTTTAATGATTCAAAAAATGAAATGAAAATGGAATATGGCCCTCCAAATAATAAAGCAATATTTCAGGCTCCAGAAGATAAAGCCTTGGAGGATTATTCTAATCATCGATATCCTGGCCCTGGAGATAAACTTTTTCCACATATAAAAAGGATAAGGAAAGATGGCCTTAAATGATAATGCATTAATAGATATTGATTATTATGCTGTAATGTCGGAAAGTAGTCTTGATCTTGGTGAAAGAAATATTATAGAAGCTATGATTGAAGCTGTGTCATCTGAATTTGAAAAATTTTGTAATCGTAAATTGAAAGCAAGAGATTATTCTTATGATAGTGGAGATGATAGTTATGATGCAAATCTTTTACATTATTGTATTTTTGATGCTCCTCCAGAATACGATTTTTGGTTTCCTACTTATCCTGTAAATTCAATTACTGAATTTGAATTAAGTGGTACTGTTATTTCAGTAGCAGATACAGATGATTATGATGCTTCTGATGGATATTTGCTTTACCAGAAAAAAGGTAAATTAGTTTATGGTCAAGGATTTGACTATAATTATTTGAGAAATATTCAGATTAAATGGAATGGGGGATATACTGCTGAACATGAAGAAATGGCAGATTTACAATATCTTTGTTTTTTAGCAATTAAACAATATATAAATGCTCCAGATAATGAAATGCTTCAGTCTGAGCGTATTGGTAATTATACTTATAAATTAATGTCACCAGAATTTCAAAGAGAGTTAAGAGGTTTATCTCCAACTGTTTTTGAAAATCTGATGCCCTACAAAAAGGTAGCATTCGGATAATGTCATATAAAAGCCTATTAGTTCAAATTTGCGATATTTATCGTAAGACAGTTGATAAAGCAGATAGTCATGGATACACGGCAAAAGCTACATGGACTAAAGTGTATTCAAATGTTCCTTGTCGTGGTCAAAATCTTTTTGAAAGTTCTGCCGGAATAAGATTACAAACAGCAGGAACAGCATCCGAAAATGATTATTTGTTTTTCTTTAAAAAGTCACAGGATATACAAAGAGGGGATAAAATTATTTGGCATGGAGATACCCTTTTTGTAAAACCTATTCAACAAATATATGATCGAAAAAAAATACACCATAAAGAAGTTTATTGTGGTTTAAGTGAAACTTAATGGCTTTAAGAACTGATATAGTAGAAGAAAGGGCTGCACTTAATGCAATAGTTAAAAGATCGGCATTAGGTAGACATATTAATGAATCTATTCTTCGACCTATTCTTGATTCAATTGAAAGAGAAATAAACGATATTTTAGATAGTCTTGGTTTTATGATAGTTGCAGAATTGCAGCATCGTATGGCAACTGCTGCACCAGGATATACTTATGAAGTGTATTTAGTTGATGAAAATGCACCAAAAGGTTCTGGTGATCGATATGATTTTATTGGATGGTACACAGCATCAGCAGAAGGTGGGCCTCCATCGTCAGGAATATCACAGGAAACAGGATTGCCTACTGGCGCACTTTATGAAAGTCTTCGATATAAAGTTAATCGTGAAGGAAGTTTAACAGTATCAATGGAATCTCCAGAGGGTAGTGAAAAACATTATTTCTTTAAAGGTGGAAAAGTTTTTCTTCCTGCAAGTGGAGAATTTTCTCGATTAACAGGAAAATGGAAAGTTGGTCAATATTTTCAAGTTTTAGAAGGAACTATTGCTGATCCTGGTACTCGTCCTTTTTGGAGAAGGACAATGAGAGAGAAAAAAAAGTATTGGGATAGATATTTAGCAAGACGTATTCAAAAAGCAATTAAAAAAGGAGTAGGAAGAAGATGGTCAGTTCCAAGAGCATTAAAGATTAACATTTATTGGAAAAGTAAAGGTGTTATAAACACATGATTGATATCGATACATACATTGTAAGTACTGTAATAAATGATGCTACAATGATTTCTCTTTTAGGGATAACAGCAACAGATAATCGTATCTTTGCTTGGTATCCTACTCATGATATTGTTTATAATGATGTTTCACCTGCTGTTATGGTTTTTCGTAAAGGATCAGGTGGGCGTCCTGGTGCATATTTTTCTTATCCTTCTCAAATACCAAGTATAAATTATTTTTTTAGATGTTTGTCAATAGATCAATTAGTACTTGGTCAAGTTGCTGAAAGGCTATTGGATCTATTTGATGAAAAGTATAATGTAACATTAACTAATTTTGGTATTAAGAAGATAGGAGTAATTGGGAATTCCGATGCTCCAACTGAAGGGGATGTAGGAAATCCTTTATACGTTAAAGTAGTTTCTTTTAGTTTTACTAATATTGTTAAACGTCCTTATTAAACAGTGGAGTTGTTAATCTGATGAATGGTGATGATTATAGATACCGGATGATTCGTGTGGTTTGTGAAGGAAAAATTAAATCTTGTGCGTTCTGCAAAGATATTGACTATGAAGATAAAGATGGAAATAAAATTATGCATGAAGGGTTTTGTCAAATGTGTGGAAGACCACTTGATAAAAAACCTGGGGATAAATGCAATTTCATAGTTGGTTATCGGGATCGTGGTTATAATCAGCAGAATAAAATTCATTTTAAATGTGGTAAATGTCCAACTATAACTACTATCTAAGGAGGAATAAATTATGTCACAATATCCACTTTCATTCACTTCAGATAACATATCCATTGGGCCTTGCTATGTTTACTTTATAGGTACGCATGTAGGGCATACTTTTGGTGGTGTTACTGTTTCGGTGACTCAGAATACCTATGAGTTAAAATCTGATCAATATGGTGAAACTCCATTGAGGGTTTTGGATGCAGGTTTGGTTATGGAAGTAACTGTTAATATGACTGAATCTACTTTTGATAATCTCAAGATCCTTTTTGCTTCAGCAACAGATCAAACGACTTACCTCACTTTTGGTAAACCTGTTGGTGAGGAAGTAACTACAGGTGAACTTGTTCTTGAACCGATTGATGGATCTGATATTTATCAGATTTACAATGCTGCACCTAATGTTGGTGGTGCGGTTGAGATCGCTTTTACTACTGATAATCAGCGTGTTTATGCTTGTCGATTTGTTGCATTGATCGATGATCAGAGAGCATCTGGTGATCAGATGTTTAGAATTGGTGGTTTCTCATCTGCGTAAGCAATGAGCAGGTACACTTTGCCTGATTGCAGACCATCAATTCAAAAGGGGAGCCTCTATATTAGTACTGTGACTCGTATGAGGGAGGTATTAAGATATGCTCCTCTTTATTTAGAAACACATTATTAGTTAATAGGAGATTTTTAAAATGTTTATTGAAGTGTTGTATTCAAATTTAAAAAGGAAAAAAGTATCTTTGGATGCAATTGATTCCTTGCCGAAAGATAATGTCTTATTTATTGCTGTTACTAATTCTTTGGAAAGTGGTAAAAAAGCCAATATAACAACTTGTTTCGGTTTTGATCATTATGCATTTTGCCAGAAAACACATATGGGAAGTACGTGGGTATTACTTTTTGGTTGGGATGATGGGGATTATAAATGGAGAAGATTATTGAATCCTCATGAATCTGGAAGTATAGAACAAGTCAATCCACCATTAGGTTGTATGCATGTCGTTTTTGATGGTGTGCATGTGGATGATTCAAGATGGAAATCAGCATTAGATGATTTTCATAAGGAGATGACATAATGGCTTATGGAATAGATTGGATAGATGCTGTTCTTGCTATGGCTACATCTACTTATTCATCTGATGATATTTCACAGGATGCAGATGTGACAGACTGTATGACTAATGGTACAACGGGAGAAGACTGTGATGAATGGAAAGAAGGCACTATCTGTGGCAAAGTAATAATAGATGTTGATCCTTCAGTTATCACTTCTCTTAGTGTTCGGTTTTACCTTAATTCAATAATGACAGCAGGAGATAATGAACTGCTACCTTATACTGATTCCAATAGTGTTAGCACCACTTATGAAGTAAATGGAGATTATACTTCAGCAGGGGTTTGGGTTGAGCATGTTTGTAGTGCTAATTTTATTTCTGAATTAGGAGATATTGGTGGGGGTCAATGTGCTGTGAGATTAGGATCTAATGATGGTGCAAAATCTAAAATTGGTGAAGTAAACATTGATATTGGAATTCCTCACGATGATGTTATAGGAGTTACCTATGATTATCAGAAAAATATTTTAGGCAGCACTTATGTTTCTGCATATAAGGTTTTAAGCACAAATCCATTGGTATTTGCTTCATCTCCTTATGATAGTACTGTGAGTCATGGAACAACGGGAGCCTATACTTTAAGTTTATATGCAGGAGATTGGATTTTGATATTTTTTAATGCAGGTAGTCCTGATGTAATGGATATAAGTGAACGTATAACAGTTACACCTTAATAAAATGGTAGAATAAAATGGCAGTAAATGAACAAGACGGATATTTAAGATCTACCTCAGAAAAATATGCAAGTGCTAATGAGCAAGATGGGTATTTGCGTTCTACTGCGGAAAAAGAGGGAGTGGTATCTGTTACTAAAACTACATCTCTTGATGCATTAATAAAAAAGATAATAACTAAAGAAAGCTCATTAGATGCATATTTACAAAAGTCGATTCCAATTATTACAAATATGGATGCCCTGCTTAAAATCTTTGCTACTAATTCATTGGGTATAGATGCATTATTGAAAAAAGTTAATGAATTAAAATTAACTTCGCTTGATGCATTATTACAGACTGTTGGAACAGAATCTTCTTCAATGGATGCTTTGTTAACTATTTTAGCTCAAGAAAAACAATTATCATTGGATGCATTATTAAGTAAGATAGGTACAACAATTACTTTTCTTGATGCATTGTTAAATGATGCAGGAATAGAGATAACGGCTGATATAGATGCTTTATTAACTCAATCTGATATTGAAATCACTTCTGATCTTGATGCATTATTAGTCCAGGTGGAAACTATATTCATTTCTTTAGATGCCCTATTAACTCAATCTGATATTGAAATCACTTCTGATCTTGATGCATTATTAGTACAGATTAACATTGAAATTACTTCTTCAATGGATGCTTTATTAAAACAAGTTGGTTTAACAGAGACTATATCTCTTGATGCTCTATTAAAACAAGTTGGTTTAACAGAGACTATATCCTTTGATGCTTTGTTAAAACAAGTTGGTATTGAGATTACAGTTGATCTTGATGCTATATTGAAAAAAACAGAAACAGAAATTACTAATTTAGATGCATTTTTAAAAAGTTTGGATATACCAATCACTACATCATTGGATGCTGTATTATCCGGTGAGACTGAAATGACTGTTTCATTGGATGCATTGTTAAGAGCTATAGGTATTACTTCAACTACAAATTTTGACGCTTTATTGAAAATTGTAGGTATATCTGTTACCACTTCTCTTGATGCTTTTTTAAAAGCATTGGGCATACCCATAACTGCAAATTTGGATGCATTTTTAAAACAGGCAGATATTGAAATTACAAATTCTTTAGATGCTATTTTAAAACAGCTTGTTACAAAATATACTTCTTTAGATGCTTTATTAAGTGAGATTGGACTAACAAATACAACTTCTTTGGATGCTATACTTGGGGGAGCTACTTCATTATTTACTGCCTTAGATGCTTTATTAAATAAATCAGGTATTGAAATTGTAACATCTTTGGATGCTATATTATCGGAGATTAATATTGAAGGATTATCTTTGGATGCTTTATTGTCAAAGATGAACACTGAGGGATTATCTTTGGATGCTTTATTGTCAAAGATGAACACTGAGGGATTATCTTTAGATGCTATATTGCAACAGGCTATCACTGTAACCGCTTCGTTTGATGCCTTATTGATTAATCTTGATTTATTTGAAACTATTTCATTGGATGCACTATTACAAGAAAGTGGTTTAACTGCAATAGTTTCCATTGATGCATTTTTATCTCAGCTTGGAATTGAGATTATTACATCTTTAGATGCTTTTTTATATAAAGAAAATTTAAAAAGCGTTTCTTTGGATGCTTTGTTAAATTCTGTGGGAATACTTGAAACTGTTTCATTAGATGCTTTGTTACAGCAGATTAAAACAGTATCGATTTCTATGGATGCATTATTGAATAAGGCAGGTATAACAACTTCTGTATCTGTTGATGCATTATTAAATAAGGCTGATCTAACTGAAACTGTTTCATTAGATGCAATATTATTTCTTGTTGGTGAAGTGACTATTGATACATATTTGGATGCTTTATTAAAACAAGTTGATATTGTGAAAATGAGCGATATTGATGCAATAATTAAGGAATTGATAATAAAGACTGTTTCTTTAGATGCATTATTAAAAGCATTAGATGTTGAGATAATTACAAATATGGATGTTTTGTTATCTCAATTGAATTTAGTTAGTTCTGTTAATATCGATGCTATGTTAAAAGGAGTTATAGAAAAAACTACTTCCTTAGATGCATTATTGAATGTTGTTGATTTATTTTCTACTACTTCTTTAGATGCGATAATTAAATCCAGTGATTTGACAATTACCTCTTTGGATGCCTTATTAAATGAAATAGGTATAACAGGATTGGTAAGCATTGATGCTATTTTAAAGCAAACATCTATAATTACTTTTGATATGGATGCTTTATTAAATAGGATCGGACAAACAGTAGATGTTAATATGGATGCATTGCTTAGTAATGTGGGAATTGCAATTAGCACTTCTTTAGATGCAATGACTCAAAAATCAGGATTAATATCTACATTGGAATTAGATGCTCTTTTAAATAAAACGCAAACTATTGATAATCAGTTGGATGGGTTTTTAATGAGTGCGGTTTTAAAAAGTATTTCTATAGATGCTTTTTTGCAGGATTCAGATATTGAGCGTCAGATTATTATTGATGCTTGGTTGTATGATATAAAAACTATTACTACAAATTTGGATGCTCTACTTCTTGGTTTAGGTATTACTACGAATTTGGATGCAATGCTTGTTAATTTGGGTATTACAGGAATTACTTTTTTGGATGCTCAATTATATAGTGGCGAGTTGAGACAAATATCCATAGATGCTATTGTAAGAGGGGTTATCACAAGAGAGGTTAATATAGATTCCTTCTTGCAGGATTCAGATATTGAAAAATCTACATTTTTGGATGCAATTACTTATTATGCTTTTGCATTAGCCACTTCTCGATATTGTTTTGTTTCGACTTTAGAAAATCCAAATTTTATAAGTCAATTAGAAAAACCATCTTTTGTATCAGGATTAGAATCATGTAGTTCATAATAATTAGGAGGTTAAGATGAAAAAAAGAATTTCGGTTTCAGTTTCACCACCTGAATACGAAAGCGGTTTGATGGGTTGGAACTTACGGGAGAGGATTAAATATAAAATTGGAATAGAAGTTCATCGTTCTGGTGGTTTACAGGAGACAATTTTTGAACGTGTTGATGGTGAAGATTTCACTGAAGAACAGGAAGTTCAAATTGCAGAAATTATGAAAGAGGGTGAAGATGCTTTTGAGCCTTCACAAAAGATGATTCTTCCAAAAAATTCAATAGTGATACATGATATTTTTGAGCATAAAAAGGTTGTTCAAAAGAAGTGTGGATTTCGATTTCAGTTATATTATCGTCAGTCAGAAATATTTAAAGGAACTAATATACAGGATGAAATATGGATAGTTCCTTGTAGTGATGATTATCAATCAGAGAGAGAACTTACACAAAAAGAAATTCAGGCTTTTAAGAAAGCATACGCTGAATTGGTAAGGGTAGAGTAATGAAGTTTCCAATATCATGGAATTTATTAGATAGAGAAATTACAGGTACGACTTCCCTTGTTGT